TCCTCTTACATGGCTTATATGCCAGCTCCGGGTTTTCGACCGGAACGTCTGGCGGCTTGGTGTTCTCGATCATCTTTTGCATTGCTGCAACTTCGACGTCGATATTTGCGTCGATTGCGATAATTTCTTTACGTTTGGTTTTTTCCTTTACGCAACTTCTTATATGCCTTACGGATGATGTTTTCATCCAGCATTTTCTGATACAGATATTTGTACTCTTTCAAAAAAAATCGCACTCCTATAAGATATTTTTTCTTCTATCCCCTACGAATAGCAGGTGCGACCGCTTTACTACTCGTCCTGTATCGAGTTAATTTTCACTCACCAAACAAATAATTGCGGATATAACGGTGTCTCAACCGTCAGCGGTGTAGGAAGGGTGCAAGGCTTTATGTCTATCTTCCGATATTGGATAGAATAAAGGCGGCGGAAATGTTCCAGTTCGCATTAGAAGCTGTGTTATTCCAATTACGTGCGCGCTGGCCATCATTCAGACCGTTGTTGCAATTACCGAACCGAAGGGCGACGCCCAGAGGTGACGTCTGCTCCCTCCCCTGTTATTTATTTGTTTCAAGGACAGAACCTATAAATTTGTTACTACTGGGGGAATTACGCTACGCGTACCCCCATACCCCCTACGCGGCTACGCCGACAGGTGGTAAAAGAAGATCGGCGGCGGAAAGGTGCCAGTTCGCAAGAGAAGCTGCGGCATTCCAACTACGTGCGCGCTGGCCAGCAGACAGACCGTAGTTGCAAGAACCGAACCGAAGGGCGACGCCCGTAAACGTCTGTGTCGGATCTTTACGATAAAGAATATCACAACCTCCGGTTGCTGTACTTCCGCCGTTCATATCTCCTGCAGGTACTGCACCATATCCCGGAACAGTTCTGTATTCCATCGGGTACTGTCTGACATTGTGATTGCTGTCCCACGTAGCATTATTCGGTACGTTGATTCCGGTATCACTGTAAGCAGCACCTGTTAAATCGTAGGTGTAATTTTTACTTACCTTTACACGTCCGTTTACAACAACCTCATACGGATCTCTCATCCACTGCTGATAACTTCCCAGCACGATACTGTGGAAGATTTTATTCAGGCTCTTACCGTCGTCGGTTCCATAAAACTGTCCGCCGCCAACTACGGCGTTCTGCTTCACGCCGTATGTAGGCGCCTGCGACTCGTCATATCCGCTACAGTTACCTCTACCGAAGGCTGTCTGAAGGTCTGTGGTTCCTGCGATCATAATCAGGAAGTCAATGATTGTCTCCACGATTGGACCGCCGAGGAACTGCGCTCTTGCAGAGAAGTTCTGCAATGCTGTACGCTCCTGTGCCGCTGTCGTATTGTAGGAAGGCTGCAATCCGGCAAGGCTTACCATTTTAGGTGTGGATCCGTCTGCTCCAAGTCTGGAACCATAGAACATAGGCAGCCACACTCCTTCAAGCACATTGTTGGAAGGATCAATGAATCCATTAGGCTCGTAACCGTCTCTCGCCTGCATGGAGAACAAAACGATACGATCGTTACCTTTCATCTTTTCATACTTGTAAATCTTCGGAAACCAAGAAAATGCTCCGCCATTATAGGATGTGTTGGACACATCAGAAGCGGTTCCATCGAGTTTCTTCGTGTAATCTGTTTCCATGAGGCGGTAGTCCGGCGTTCCATCTGCTTTTACCATATAAGGCTTATTTGCCTTAATAACCGGATGATCCGCCCAATCATTCAACGAGACTGCACCTGTACTTCCGTTTCTTGTAATGTTCTTGTAATTTTTATTAAGTCCGATAGCTGTAATTCTAGCAGAAGGACTCTTTACATCCATGTGCTCCACGAAGCCCCACACCGGCTCCGCCGCAAGCAGGTTGTAAATCTTGTCCTGCGTCTCCTTGTCGGCTACATAAATTTTTTCTCCAACTTCCATTTGCTCTTATCCTCCTTATTCGTCGATTGCCTGAACGTAAATCAGACCGTTATCTATTCCTATCTTGCATTTCATTTTTGTAGTGTCGTCACGAAGTTTATTTGCATCCTCTGCCAATAAAGCCGCTCCCTTCATATTTACTGTGATGTCCTGCGAACTATTAACGGTGATCATGTAATTCTGTGTTATTTCTGCTCTGTTATATCCATTGTATGGCGGCATGTAGTCTCCGTTATTGTTCGTTCCTGCGGTTACGCAAATCGAATACAGAATAGCTTTTTTATCTTCCTGTCCGACTTCTTTTGCAAATATTCCAATTTCGTTAATGTAGTATCCTTCTGATATTAATACTTTCTGCGTAACCGGATCTTGATTAGTGATCAGTGACTCTAAGAAAACGCAGTTTTGATTTTCAACTGTAATATCTGAGAATGCGTATGTGTTCTTTGCTGATTTTAATTTATTTCTTTCTTTCAGCGCCGCTATGCTTTTTTCGCTGTCTGCATATGTTCCGTTTCCTGTTGCCATATGTACATACTCTATCTTGCACTTTCCGGCTGTTGCTTTTGCCAACAATGCTTCTCCTTGCGTTGTCATTACTGCTGGTCCAAATGGTTGTGGCATCGTATTATTCCTCCTCTATCTTACTTTTGTATTTACTATGAATGCCTGCTTCGGCATATATAGTCTTTTCCGCTTTGTTTTGTGTTTCATATCTTTCTCTGATTTCTGCATTTTTCTGTTTCGTACTTGTTGCTATCATTATTTGTTCTGTATTATGTATTTTTGAATTTAACAAATAATTTTCTGTTATTTTCTCGGCTCTATAAATTGGTATCATTGTTGCACCGGTGCAATTTTTCTGTGTTATCGTCTTTTCTATTTGATACTGTTCTATAATTGCCTCGTTTTTCTGACAATGATGCACTGTACTTCCGATGTATACGTTTCCTTTTTCCTCTCTCCCAATTGATATATTATCCAGAAGTGATCGCGCTGCTTTAACTTCTTTTATTACATTTACAAAGACTGTCGCCGTATCCTCTGTTAAAATATCAAATACCTTTGCATTGAAGTGGTATGGCTTTCCATCATATTCGTACCACGGAATAAAATAGGCTTTTTCAAATATGAGTTTTAATAATTCGTCTATTGCCCGCCTTGTTCCTGCGTACCTGTGCATACTTATTGCTGTTTTTAGCAAATCTTGTTTTGTTTTTTCTGTGCATTCTGATCTATAGTACGGTGCTTTAATGCACAAAGCCATGTAGTCGTAATATTTTTTATCTGCATTTTCAATGTCGCTCCATATGGTTAAATTTTTCGCAAGTCCATGCAGTTTCTTAATCTGTTTGTCTAAAGCGTATCCAAAACAATCATTCTCAATTGTTTGTAAATTTGGTGGAAGTGACATGTATGTGCTCCCAACTTCATCAAACTTAAACATCCTTTCACTCCTTATCAAATCCTCCAAAAATTACGTTTATTTGTCTACAAACAGCTACTTCACTTTCACCTATTTTTTGAAAATCCGGCGATGAAATTTGTATTCTTGACGCGCCTGCTGCATTTGCATATGCCGTTAATATTCCTGGATTAATGGATCTTCCTACTTTTGTTTTTGTATATTCAGCAAATTCCTCTACAGCGTCCATTATTGCTTCTTTTATTCCATCTGCAATTTCTTTCTTTTCTTCTGGGATGTAATATATTGCATTAATTTCATATTCATTAATTTCTGGTGCTTTCACTTCTATTTTGTCAGTGTCCGGCGATTCTTTTAAATCGTAAATAAAAGTTTGCACTTTTTTGCAATATTCTTCATCTGGCACTTTCCCATTTTGCAGTAAGACATATATTTGAACCACTGCTTCATTATTTGTAATAATCTTTGCATCTACAATATTTGTGCTGTATGCCATTGCCAGCTCCTTGTATGCGCCTTCGCTTCCTGCTGTCGAATACCTTTCCGGAAAATTATAAATAAGCTCTCTAAGTTCTGAATCTGTGTATTCATCGTGTCCTCCGCTGCTTTCTGTTGTGTTCTCGACACTTTCTATAAGATTTACTGGATCTGCGATCGAATTTATCTGTCCTATTGCATAGTTGTTGCCAATTGTTCCTTCTTCTGTGCACGTTGCATTTGTATCTGTATATTCTTCTCCGGCTGCAATAGTTGCATCTTCGTCTGTGCTGAAAAATATGCCATTCCCTGATGTTGCGCGCGTTCCTTTTGGGATAATGATGTCTGTTTTTTGTGCATCTGCCAAATGAAATCTTAATTTTACAGATGCGCATTCTCTGCCATCTTTATCGAATCCAAAATTACTTGCCCAATTCTTTAGGAAATCTCCATACATATATTGTAAGAAATTCAGTTTGTGTCTTTCATTGATGATTGTAGCGAGCTGATATATTTTCCCTGCTGTTACATTTATGAGTATTCGTCTCGAATCTGCCGGATATATTGTCAGCTCTTCACCTGTAAGCTCTCTGTATCTTGCTTCGTAATCTGCTATCATCTCGTTCACGATTGAATCAAATGTAATTCCTTCGTCTTTTAATACATCAATTTCCGGCAAATTTTCTAATGCACTAATTCCTGCCATTCTCTACCACCATCCTTACATTTTTATTTTCAAAATGAACTTCTGTTACTTTTGCCCTGTCCTCCCATATGGAAGTCTGGCTCATTACTTCTGTTGCGTATTGATTCTCTGCTATACTCGATTGTGTTTCTGGAGGATATTTTTTTATTCCCATATTTCGAATGAACGGTGCTGTTGCATATGGTGTGCTTGCTATCGTGCTTATGTTATTCTCAATACTGTCTTTTTCGCTTTGCGTGAGCCCATTGCTTGTATAATCAAATGTCATGCGTTTTCTCCTGTTTATTTAGGAATTGTTAAAACCTGTCCTGGATATATAAGATTTGGATTTTTTATTTTATCTTTGTTTGCGTTATATATTTTTGTATATTGTGATCCGCTACCATATTTGCTTTTTGCTATTTTCCATAAACAATCGCCTTTTACTACCGTATACGTGTCACTGCTTGTTACTGCTGCTGTTTTTGTCCCGCTTCCGATCTTTCTTGCTGAAGGTATTGTACTTATTATGGCTGGTTTATTTGCATATTCTTTTAAAGTGACTTCAAACTCTATTTTTATAGGTCTTCCATCTGCATGTAGTGCTTTGTATGTTTCTGTAATTGATGTAATCACATATGGGTTGTCCCCTATTCTATTTCCGCCTACGACAAATGTTTCTGCTGTTCCTGCGCCTTTTTTTGCGTATAGCTTACTTTGTACGTCCAAAGGTTTTATTCCATATTTTGCATCTGCCACAATTCCTAGCGTCAGTTCGTCCAGCCCATCTCCTGTAAATTCCAGATATGATTTTTCACCGTTTCTTTCATGTTCTGCATAATTAGCTGTCGAATTTCTCTGTAAATCATAGAATGATAATATTTTTGCTTTTCCATTTATGGATTTGCAGTAAAAATCAATATCTCCAAAACTTCCAACGCTTGCCATATGTTTTGTCCTCTCAATTCTTAGGATATCTTTCCAAGTATAAGTCCTTTTTCAATCCTTCCCGCTGTTTCTTCCAGCAACACCGCCACCATGCTGCCGGGTGCAGGTAAACTTTCCTGTGTTCTGACAATCGGTATTTGTGGCACAACCTGATTTTCTCTGTCTGTCAGTGTAATGTCTGCTGTTCCTTTTTTCTTATTTAATGATGATATTTTTGCAAAAAATAGAGTCGCCACGTTTCCTCCTAAAAATCTGTCACTGTCAGATGTGCTTCTATACTTATTGTGTATTTGCCACCTGACCTTGTATGCGTGACTGAATCAATAAAATACTTTCCATCCAATTTCCCAAATCCTACTAAATTAAAGCAATCCGCCGCTACATACTTTGCACTTCCTACCATATTTAAAGTAATTGTTGTTGATTCTCTGATATTTTTTCTCAATGCAGCTTTTGCCTTAATTTCTGCATCGCTATATGTTTCTGCTTTCGATGATATAAATATTTGCCTGTTCCCGGATGTTCCTGGGATTGTGTACTCATAAGATAGTGTTTTTTTATCGCTCGTGTATTGTATCTTTACGCTGTTACATTTTTTTGTATTATTCTTTTTTATGCTATAACTTCCTGATCCGCCAAGCTGTGAATAATTTATATCGTATCTTGCCGGTGCTGCCTCGTAACGTGTCAAGTCATATACAACTAATTTGTCATTGTATAATTTAACTGCTAATCCGTATTCACTTCCAAGCGAATAGATAAATGACAAATCTGTTTTTCCTGACTGGCTTACGGATTCGATTGACATATCCTCTGCGTCAAAAACAAGTGCGATTCCTGAATCTGATGCTATGTCGTTAAAAACCGTTTTTATCGTTGTTTTATTCCATGTGCGGTTTTTTTGTTTTACATTAAAATTGTCTCCTGTTGGTACTGATATTCCTGATAATGTTGCTGTATTTGGAAATCCTCCATAGCTTAAACTATCTACCTGAAAAGTTCCGCAATATATCTTTCCCTGTCTGTAGTCAGCCGGCCATTCTTCGAGCTGTATCCATGCTTTTAAAGTATCTTCGTCTGATGGGAAGAAACCATTCATCCATTTTTGATCTTCGTTTTTCAGGTTGATCGTCAAAGTATCTGCTGATCCTGATGCATTGTCTGTCCATGTAAAAGATGTGCTGTCATTTGCTATGATATCTGTTGCTTCAACTCCATTGTATTCAATCAGTAGTTTTGATCTGGCTGTTTCCATTATTCGTTATCCCTCCACGGAGCTACTGCTTCCGTATTGCCCTGCTCTTTTACCTGCGGACACCATACTTTTGTCCCTGCTGAAAAGATATAAATATCAAGCAGTTTTCGATTTTCTTCCGCTTTCATGAGAGTTTCTATCATCTTCTCGTTTTTATACACCTTCCATGCTATGAAATCCCACATATCCCCCTGTTCGGTTGTATAGTAATATCCTCCCATGTTATATCTCCTTACGATAAAAATGTTGTCCTTGCCTGTTCTGCTGATATTTCTTTGATCATTCTTTTCAAATCGTTCATTCCTATTGTTAATCCCTGTTGTACTTCATCTCGTGTTGCATTTCCCTGAATAGTGATTGTTGGGCTGAATGTTATTTGCATATTCCCTGTCTGTGCTCTGCTTCCAGCCGTTTGTTCTAATAGCATTCCATCTCTATTTCCTTGTGGCAATGTTCCGAGTATCGAACCTGCCTGCATCCACAAGGATTTTGCGCGCTGTGAACCATCCAGCGGAATTGCTGCTTCGGCTCCTTTCTCTGCGAAAGTTGTTAATATTGGCGTGTTGTATATTCCTCCCTCTGCATTGCTGTATACATCTCCAAGATAATAGCTTGCTTTATTTTCCTTTTTAGATTTTTCTTCCATATTAATCATAGGATTTATTGTGATATCTGCATCTGCATCAATTACAAATCCTTTTGAGAATTTTGCTTTAATCTCATTCTGTGAGAAATCGTATAGCGCCTGTGTTTCTGTCGAGATAGAATCCTGTATATCCTTCATGTGCTGTGTATCTGCTTCTGTTGCTGCATCAAGTGCTGCTGTTGGAATCGACCGACCACTTGTTGCTGCTTGTTTCATGCTCTGATATACGCTCGTCCTTCCTTCTCCGGCTCCAATCAATCCGTAGATTGCATCCATGTCTCCGTTCGCAAGATTCTGTATCCATGTTGTCTGTTTTACGAGATTTTCAAGGTCTTCTGATACATCTCCGCCTTCCGCTTCTGTCTTACTCTTTGCATCCTTTGCTTTTTCAAAAAGTGGTTCTGCAACGTCAAGCAATTTTTTAATTGCACCCATTGTGGTTTTAAAATCTTCATCGCCTTTCAGGCTTTGTCCTGTATCAAAATAATAATCATTTAGTGGATCATAATCATATGTAGCAAGTTGTTCTGGCGTCATATTCATATATGCTTTCACTTTTTCTGAATCTTTTTCTGCTATTTTGTTTCCATATCCTTCTAAATCTCCGCCATACTGTTCATATATTGTGTTGTATACAAATTCGCCGCTGCGTGTTTCCAGCGCATTTACATTATTCAGATATTCGTTCTTATACTCACCTGCCGCCTGATTATACTCATTGTCTGTGATTTCTCCATTTGTTCTGGCGGTTTCAAGTGCGCCAATCTTCTTTACATATTGTTCTTCATATGCTTTACGTGCTGTGTCTTCCTGATTGTTTATTTCTCCAATCAGTTCTTCCATGGACTCTGGTGTAAGTTCTCCTCCATACTTTGTTCCAAGTAAGCTTAATTGCGCTTCAAATTCTCCTGTAGCTAATTGTGCTTTCAGATCTGCCATTTTCTGCTGAATCTCTGAAATGTTTGCGATTTCCTCCGGATCTAGTACTCCGTCGCTGAAAGCGTCGTTTACTGCCTTGCTTAGTTCCTTTCCAAGTGCCTCCATTTCCGTGTAGCTGTTCTGGTAAAATGCATTCACTTTGCTTTCAATTGCACTTATATCAGAATTTTCATCATCAATTCCCAATGTGAGGGCTACTGCATATCCTGTCTGCTGCACATATTCCTGCGCATTTTTTACATAATTATCAATCTCTGTTTTGTAAGAGCTCAGCTCGTCTTCTGTGAGCTCCATTCCGATAGATACTTTCCAGTCAGCTTTTTTGATATTTTCTAATGCCTCATTCATATTTTCTTCAAAAGTGTCCAATTTATCGTACTCTTCTAAAGAACTAAGCACTCCGCCCATCATGTCTATGCCGGTGATATGTTCTGCTGCCTGTTCAAGTTCTTTTGCAGATAACGCGATGCTTCCGAAATGATCTGCCAGATCCGCTTCTATCATCTTGTTTTGTGCATCCTCTGCTGCACCTGACAGTGCTGATAACGCAACTACTCCTAATTCGATTGCGCCGAGTGAAGTGTTGAGTGGATTTGTGAAAAACTGTGCTATTTTCATTCCTGTTGTTGCTGCTTTCACTGCTACAAATCCTGCTGCAATTCCTTCCAATCCACCGATAACTGCCTTTCGATTATCAATCAGCCACTCTCCAGCTGTTTCTCCGTACTTCCATGCGGTTTCAATCGCCTCTCCGGCTGTTTCGAGTGCCTCTGCAAATTCTCCTCTATGTGCCTCTGCGAATTCCACGATTGCATCTGTAGCTTTCGGTATCTCGTTTGCAATCCAAAGCACAAAATCTTTTGCATCATCTGAGAACACATCTGCAACGCGAATCTGCATGTCTTCCGTTGCTGAATTCAAAATTTTTTCTGCTGTTTTTAGTGTGTCTGCTGAGGTTTCATACATCCGGCCAAGTGCGCCGGAACTGTTTTCAATATATCCCTCCAGGTTATCCCATGCTGATATTCCTGTCGCCGTGTCTGTTTTGACCGACTCCAGTAAATATGCAAGGTCTGAATAATGGTGCGTTCCTGCAATCTTTTTTAAAGCCGCCGCCTTATTTTCATCTGTAAGCCCGGAAAGTGCGTC